TCGCTTCTGAAACCCGCCCTTCTTCTTTACTACGGGGATTTCCTCGTCATCAGTGTCCTCTTCGATGGTTTCTTCCACCTTGGGAGGAACTACTTCCACCTTCTCTTCAGGAACCACACCTGAGGCGTTCAGCACTTGTTCGTCGGTATCGGTAGTTGAGGAAATCGCTAGATCGGACATGGAATTCTCCACGGATTACCCGGTGAACTCGCCGGTAAGTTACTGCTGAGGCGGTGAACCAGCCTGGGATCCAGGACCATTCGAGCCGCTTGCATCAGTGTAGGTCGGTTGTGCCGCTGGCGCAAGGGTAGATTGCGCTCCAGGAGCGGTATTTGCTTCACTGGCACCCTCTTCGCCAGCTTCGGACTTGTCGGCCTCGGCCTGACTCGCTTGCATCTGGAGATCGAGCCATTTAAGCTCGTTCTGGGCAAGGACATGTGCGTCCTTCTGGTCCACTTTCATGGTCTCGATCAGGAGTTGGTTGCGCATCTGGGCGAAAGCAATCTTCTCCTTACTCTCACGCTCCTCTTCCTTCTGCTTGTTTTCGTCCTGGGCGTGGTTCAGGGCCTTGGTCTGGGCCTCGATCATTTGCTGCATGTCCTGAATCTTCTTCAGGGCCTCGGGAGGCATTTCCTCATTGCCCTGCTCGTCCGCAGCGTAGCCAGGAGGCAGCGTCTTCTTGAGGCGCTCGGAAATCTCCAGCGCACCCTCCCAGTCCATGTTCCCCACGACGATATCACCCGCAACTTCCATCAGTTTCGGGTAGTTCTGCGACAGCTGGAGCATGGAGGCCAGGGCCTCTTCACGCTTGGTGTGGTAAGAGGGCCCAGCTTCAACGACGACGTCGTATTTCCCGACGCCCAGGGCATAAATTCGCTCCACCTTCGTCTTGGGATCTATCTCACCCGTTGGTCCGTTGACCTTCACCATTTTCTGCCCACCATCGGGAGCCACGATCCGCACAATTCGCTCAGTGTCGTAAATCTTGGGGATAAGGTCCACCAAAATCCGCCCAGCGTGGCGAATGGCGCGAGTCATGTTGTCGATGTAGTGGAAGTTGCTGATCTGGCCCTGATGCTGCCGAGCCAGAATCGCCCTGCCGGTCTGTTCATTGCCCTGCTCGCCGAGGCCGGAGGCGTAGATGCCAGTCGTGGCCTTCAAATCGTCGCGGCTTGCCATGCGAGCATGATTGATGGCCTGGATGGGGGATTCATACTGATTGCGCTGAGGAGGCGGGGCCAGATTCCCGGCCACCGTCTTGGGATTATACTCCAGATAGGCGAGATTCTTGCGGTTGGCCGAGGTCCATTTCTCCTCATATCCCTCGAACTGCCCAGCCACACCGATGAATGGTGCTTTCGGCGCCAGGGCGATCATTTCAGTCTCAGCGCTCACCCAGTAGTTATACATCCGGGCAGGATCCTTAGCGTGGCGCACAATTCCTTCGAGGATCCGCTTGCCGTTCACATCCAACTCGTCGCCAAGCACCGGCACAACGGGAATCCACTTGCCCAGCCAGTCGGTTTCATCCAGAACCTCGATGCCATTCATCTTGCACCACTTGACCTGAGGCACCGGAACGGTCCGCTTGGCCTTGATCCGGTCCTCGGGAGGACGATGATCCTCAGGAAGGTCCTCAAGGTAGCCCTTCGATCCGTCTGTCAGTAGAAGTAGGGTCTTATTGACGTAATCCTTGTAGAAATACTCAACAACCCGACACCCTTCCTTAGAGGCCCATCCGGGCATCTGGTCACCAATGGACTCCCAATCGTTGGTCTGGGCCAGCTTCGACTTCGGGAATTCGCGCTTGTAGTCCTCCTCGGTGTAGTCGACAGCGATGAAGCACCAATTCGCGTCGCTGGCGTCCGGTTCCTGGCTCGCAGGGTCCATGTAGATCGTGAAAGGGTTCCGAATTCGCTTGAATTTGATGTCCTGATCAAAGGACTGGTCGTCGGCATACTCGGTAATAAACCGGAAGTAGCCGATGCCCGAGGTGACAGCGCTCTGCCCAGCCGTGTCGTAGGCAATATCGGCATCGCTGTCATACTCGATGTGCCGAATCATGCCCTGGAAGACCTCGGCGGTCTCCTTGGTAGCGCCCTCGCCAGTGGGGGAGACATTGACAGCGGCCCGATTCTGCCGCTGCTCGTTGGTAACCTGTCGGATGAACTGAGGCAACTGGTTGATGGTCAGGCAGGGACGATTGTCACTGTCGCGATCCGACTTGATGCTCCCATCCCACTGGTCGCCAGCTCGGAATTTCAGGTCGTCCAGGGCCTTCTTCCGATTGTCCGACTCTTCCTCGGAGGCCAGCTCCCAACGCTTCCGGGCCTGGGCCAAGAACTTCGTGTCACCGCGCTTCTCAAGCATTCATCCACCCCGTAGTGTTGAAGGAGTAAGTCACATACTCCGGATTCTTGGCTTCCTTCTTGAGAAGGCCGGTGCGCGCGACTTCCCGGCCAGAGGCCACGAGGTAGCGAGTGCAGTCCATCAAGTGATCGAAATCCTTTACGACCTTGCCCTTGTCATCACGCCGATACATCCGGAACTCTGAGAACCAGTTCTGCAGTGAGGCGCACACTTTGATCTTGCCAGTGGAGAGCCCCTGCCAGACCTTATAGATCCCCGACTCCACACCGTTATCGGCAGGCTGAAGGATTAGCCCATTGTCCTCGTAAAGAGTAAGGAGCTGGGTTCCATCAGCCTGCCCCCGGCCCCGGCTCGCAGGGTCGATCACACCGTGAATCCACTTACCTCGGGCGTGAATGCCCTGGACATGAACAATCGGCTCAGCCTGCGAGCGATAATATTCCGAGTAGAGGTAGAGGGTCCCCGTTTCGAGATCCCACGCACCCCAGATCGCCGCCGTTCTATTCCAGCCGACGTCCAGTGCGAAGGCCCTCGGCCAATGGGCGGGGATCTCGAAGTCAGGGCAGGTGATCTCGCTCTCAAGGACCGGATAAATGGCACCCGACCCGAGCTGCGGAATCCCCTTCGAACGCGCGTCCCGCTGGAATGGAGGGATCGACTCCCAGAGCTCGGCTTTCACCTTATCGTCAAGATGAGGCGCATCGTCCCAGGTAGCCATCACGACATACTTGGACGAATTCGGAGCGCTGGGATCATCGATGGCGCAGTCGTCTTTCAACCTGCCACCTGGGAGGAAATCTAACACCACCTCGCTCATACCCTGGAGGGGCGTGAAGGTGAGCAGCATGATGCCGTCGTTCGTCATCGTGCGGATGAGGCATTCCGTGTGGATGGCGAGCGGCGGCTCCTCATCCTCAAGGATCACATCCTGCTCAGTTCCCTCGAACGCCTTCCGGCCCTGCTCGTAGGACTTGAACTCTAGCTGGGATACTCCGCCCCATTTGGACGCCACATATATGATCGAGACTGAGTCGGCCACGCCCCCAGCAGCAGTGACCTTGACAATCTTATCGTGCGGAATAAGTCCCTCGCCCCAATGACCCACAGGCCCAAGAATCTTATCCTGGAGAATCTCGCGCACCTTCTGCTGACTGGCCGCGCAGGCCCACGCTTTGATCGGCTTGTGGAACTTTCGCCCCACCCACCAGTCCGGATAGTCACCGGTAAGATGAAGCGTAAGCTCATAGAGTCCGACTCCTTCAGTCTTACCGACGCGGTTTGCTGCCAGCATCAGACGCTGACGATGCTTGGCCCCGGCAGCGAAGAACTTCATGTGCTTCACATAGAGTTCTCGACGCAGAGGCCCGGTATCGGGGTAGTAGCCCTTGATCTTGTTGCGCTTCTTCCGGTTGCTCTGCTCTTGGAGGAGGGCAAGCTGTTGGAGCTTCTGCTCCCGCGTCAGTTCGATCTGCGCCTCTGGAGTGATCTTTGCATTCCGCACTTCGGGATTCGGGTTAAGGAACACCACATCGTCAACGAAGCTCTCATCTGTCGGCTTGGGAGGCGCCTTCTTCCTGGCGCTCTTGATTGCGGGCTTCGGTTTCGCTGTGAGGGAGCGGGCCATCAAGACTTCCCGGTCATCAGCGCTTCAAGCTGACGAGCGATGTCTTCGTCGCTGAGCTCGGCCGCGCCATCGATATTCTCCACCTGCTGAGCAGTGAGTTTCGGGGCGAAATAGTTCGCGCAACTCGTCGCGGCCTCGACGCGATCAGTAAAATTCGGGTAGTAGACTCGCTCGCGGAGGAAGCCGTCCTCGCGCTCCTCGATGAGGTCGATCCCTTCGCCTCTCGCAACACGAAGCAAGAACTCATGGGGGAGCTCTCCCGTTTCGCGTGCTCGTTTCCGAGACTCTTCGGCCCAACGACCAGTCGCTCCCTTGCCCCTCGCTCCAAGACCGGTTCGTGCGCTGAGATCTGCCATTGAGGAACTCCAGTTCGTAGAGCCTTATTATACACTCGAACGAACTCAGGCGCAAGCACTGATTTATCTTCGGTGCTCTGTAACTGAGCAGTTGCATGAACATCGATCGTCGCATACCGTGATGGTGGAGGCGGCACCAGCCCGCCGACCGCCAAGTGGGCCCCCCGAGGGCCGACGGCTGAGCAGAATCTGCCCACGGATCAAGGTGACGCAGCGCGTCGTGTGACGCAACGAGGCGCATGTGACGCAGCGCGTCAACGACGCAGCACGACATACGACTCAGCACGTCGTGAGTGACGGAACACGTCACCAAGAGGCGAAGTGCAACACGACTCAGCACGTCACTGTTCAGTTCCTGTCATGGGCACATTATGCCTGAACAGCGAGGTCCGGTAATAGGAACGAAATGCCGTGGCAAAGTGCAACGAAGCGTCGTTCATCGGGCAAATCCCGCCGGACATTACACATCGCATTTGAGTCTAACCTGCATCAATACAGCACTTAGCTCTGGAAACAAGGTTACATAATGTATCCAGCAGCATTGCGTAAATGGGGAGCAATATCCAAGCCGCTGCATCCAGAGCACTTAGATGCTAGAAATTACACATTTACACATTACACTATTTTTTAATAAATAATAATAAATAATATATAAGGGGTAAGTATATATGTAAAGGTTTGGGCACTGTGTAATTGTGTAATGCGTAATTTCGTGCATTGTAACCTGTTTATTTACTGCATTGTAGCGCATAACAGTATTAATGCGTTTTACACATCCAAAATATCCACTTTGCAAACCCTGTATTTGCAGCACTTTGCGAGCCCTAAAAACGCTCAATTGTCATGTGCTGTATTAACTGCACTTAAATGTAACGCTGGAACTGCAGACCATTTTGCAAATTGGCATGTCCTTTGCTACGCGTGCGCGCGTTCCACTTTATTGTTACCGCTGGCAGTTTCTATGCGCCATCCATAGATACCGCTGGCAGTTTCTATGCGCCAGCTTCCCTAGCAAAAAGAGTGCCGAAAATAAATGTAAATTAGGGGTTGCGCGAGTTTCCGTTTGGGTGTATGCTTTAGTTAAGCAAGGGTAGGCA